ACCGCGCCATCCGAACCGGACAGCACTTCATTTCCTCTGTTCGCCACTTGTCACCCCTCCTATTCCATCGTGATTGCGAATCTGAAGTCTTCCATCGCGTCAAGAATTTTGACGCTGCCAGCCAAATACACATTGCTTCGGAATGTCTTGGTTCGAACCGTGGCATCATCCCAATCCAATGCCTCGGTTTTCCCGCTCTCTATCCACGCCTTACGCTGCGCTTCCACATCTACGAAGCAACGATTATCATATTCCGGGTCTAAAATATCCTCTGAAGCGAGGATGTCGAAATATGTGTTAATCGCACTAATCAACAATACTTGATTGTCGTATTTGTTCTTGAACTTTCCTAAATAGTCGCTTTTGAACGTATTGAAGATATCCTCTTTTATGAGGTGGATTGTCTCGCAGACAATAATTTTTTTCATGTCTTCAGACTTTCCGTCCCCAACAGTCGTTAGCGAGTTGACGGCCCTTCCGATACGAACTGTGTTTTCGTCATTGATTAATACTAATTTGCCAGCATTGATCGCAGCTTCAACGTCCACAGGCTCTTTCACTGACAGCAGCTCGGGCAGCGGTTTATATGTCCCTGATTGCGTCATTGGCAGACCCGCAAGCAGCCCAAGCAGCCTAGCTACATACTTTTCACCTGTGATGGTCACACCGTCCTTGTATGTCAATTCCTCGTTCGAGAAATTAACGACAGCCATGCTATCAGGATTGGTGACGTTATAGACAATGGCCTTGATATTCTTCTTATTGGCTGTCTCCTGTTCCTTGACATATGCAGTTAACGCTTGTTGTTCGGATGCAATTCCTTCAGCATGTCCAATCCAATTGTATTTGCGCGATCCAATCACTTTAATAGCATCGGTCGTGGCGTTTTTGCTATCAATCGCTACACGAGCTACAATAACCTTGCTCGGCTTGCCTTCGAACACGTCTTTGATGTATTGCGCATTCGCATCCGTGTACTTGGATGCCTCTACTTCAGAAGGTAACTTGTATTCCTTTACATCAAATGTCGTATCGGTATCGTCTTTTACGATCAATGCGACAATTCCACGTGCCGAACGCGAAATAGCTGTTTGAGCTAGTTGTTTAAAGGTAATCTCAATCTTGGGAAGCCCAATACTCATTCCTATCACCCTTTGTAATGTAATTCTTCCATGTATTCCAAAGCATCATCATCACTCTTCGGATCGTTAATAGATGTGTATACAATGTCGAAACTGAGTTGAAGAACACCATCCGTTTTAGATGCTGTCAATTCCCCCATATACAACCGCACATGATCATTAATAATTAACTCGTCCCGAAAAGCATCTTCAAGTCTGTCCTGGACTTCCAGCATTTCAATTTTGTGTTGATATCTGTCGGTTGGAAAAAAGTAAATTATGCAACTAATGCTTCGGTCTACGCGCCTGGAACTTTGCTGCTGCCTGGTAGAACCGTCAAAGTCCACAAAAAAAGAGGGCCTTTCGAAGCCCTCACTAATGTCAGTTGAGTTGATCCCGATATTCGGGAATGTGCTTTTTAGCTTTTTATTAATGGCTAAAGCCAAGTCTTTCAACATTACCTTAGTCCTTTCTCTAGCAGCTCATGTGTGAATTGTTCGCAATTACGTGCGAATTCTTCTTGAAACTGCTCTCCCGCTTCTTTGAACACGAATGCGCCGCGCTGGAATCCGTGTTCTGAACCATCTTTGCCAACGATGCGGTGACCTTGTTCAATCAGGTGGGAATGAGGCATGGAATTGTATACTCGAATACTGGTTTCATCACCCTTGTATTTGTAGACTTTCCCCCGCTTTATGCCTTTGATATAATTCCCCGTCTTCTTCTTGACTTTCTGCCTCGCCTTTTTTACAGTATTCCGTTTCAATTTAGTTCCTTGTTCGCGCATGAATTTCTTCGTCTCGCGCGGCATTTTGCGAGTAGCCAAGTTCATGAGTTGCTTGGTCAAATCGTCCAACCCACTGATATCTATACCATCACGACTCATCCTGTCACCTCTTCAACAAATATTTCAAGTGATTCATTTTTGAAGTAAGGATTAAGTATGAATCGAACATCAAACCGATGACCTCGGTACAAGAGCCACATGTCCTCCTTGATGTCCTTTCCTGATCCATAACGCATTTTTATTTTATGAGTACACTTACTAATTACCGTGTCTGCCTGCCCGCGCTGTAAGCTTCCTGTCTGTGGGATTATTTCACCCCACACTATACGAAGTTTCTTTGGCTTGATGCTTGTTTCGAGTAATTCATTTGTATCCTTGACATCGGCCCATAGTTCCATAGGTTTCATTTTCCCTGCTTCCATGGAATCCCTCCTTAATTGCTACAACTGAGCTGCGTTATCAAGTTGTTTATGGTACCTGGTATCACGGTAGCATCGGCAGAACGATTCTCATAAAAGAAGGTGGTCAACATCATCAAGACAACGTTGTATAGCTCGTTATTAGCCTTTTCTTTCGCCCCAGCGTTCGATAGATAAATTTTAGCGGCGAGCATTAAGGCGCTAATGAGCTGATCGTCTTCGTCATAATCAACGCGCATGTAGCTTTTTATGATATTAAGATCCATAATCCACCCGCTCCCTTTAAGATAGAAAGAAGGGGAACCCCCTTCTTTCTAAATGGATTATTAAGGCGTAGCCGTTTTTTTGATGCGGACGAACCCCTTGTAAGCAGCTACATTCCCACCTACCCAAATAGCTCCACGGAAGGCGATTTGTCCAGATTTGAACTTATAATCACGACTTTCCTCAACGGTAAGCCCTGAGTATACAGGGAGTTCATAATTCATTGGATTCCCGTAAGCCATGCAATAAGTTCCGTCAGTTGTTTTGTCGGATGTCAGCGCCGGGCAAGCACTATTAATGATAAATTTAACTGAATAGCTAGAGTCCGAGGAAATCGTACCTTTATTACCGTCAAGGGTAATGTTGTAAAGTTTCTTCCCATCCTTACTACGCACTGCCGCGAATGCTGCTAAATCGTTTTTGTTCAAAATCAAGTAAGCCCCGCCCTCTACATCTTCATCACCACCAAAGGCGAATACGATTTTATCAAGGGTGTTTTCATCGATCTTGCTCAGCTCAATATCAGACTCGGCAGGAATGACTTCGGCAGGAGCTTTAAAAATTCCATTTACCGAATTACTACTTCCTACTGCTGCAATAATTTGCTTTGCGATTTTCTTGCGGATTGCCTTACTAATGCTAGATGCTACCAAAGACTGATAATTAATATTTGGTAGCTTAGTGGCCTCGTCGGTCAATTCGGTGTAAGCCGTAACTTTCGCCTTGTTAATCGTTACATAACCGAATTTCGGTTCGGTTTCATGGTAATTTCCGTCCTCACTTGTATAATCACCCTCTCCTTCCCCAATAACAAAGCCCTTTTCATAACTTTCGCCGCCTTGTAGTGGTACAGAGTTTACTGTATCAATGAGGCTTGATACCTCATTGAAGGCAGGGTTAAGCGTGTTACTAGAATGTTTGGGTGCCACAAGCGAGCCGCTACCTAACGAGATAGCTCGGAATTCCGGAAGTTCTTCCAATGCAAATTCAACGGATCGCTTATTCTTCAAATCCGCCCCGCGCTGATCATATTTCTTTTCCAAATCTTTTGAATCATTCCCGTTAGCTTGGCCTCCTCCAAGCGCGTACGATCTCAAAATCTGGCCTTGATCGATAACGGAGTTGTTTGGGTGTTCTGTTTGATGATGCGGGAATTGATCGCGCAACTCCCCTTCGTCACTCCCTTCATCATTCGGAGCGGACTCAATCATCCCTCGCAACTCTGCGATCTCTGCGTTCAATCCCTCCAATTCCGTGTTAATACTTCTCAATTCCTCAATCGCTGTTGCTGCATTCGCTTTGTTACCCAATTCTGTTTTTCTCGCTTCTTTCTTCGCCAGCATTTCCAGTAACTTTTTCTTCATATCGTTTCACCTTAGCCCTTCATTAAAATTTGATTTCTTAATTTCAACACTTCCAGCTCGTTACTTGAACTCACCAGTCCAGACCTTGCACTCTCCAGCGCAGCACGGGCGCTCTCCAGCGCCTGTTCGTCACGAGCGTTTATGTCAGTTCCTGCATAAGCAGGGAAAGAGACAGCAGACACTTCGATAACTCTAGCTATATCGGTGATCCTACGTGTAGGAAGATCACTATCGAGATTTTCCCATTTGGCATCCCTAATATAAAAAATAAAGGACATCCCTGTGATGTCCTGACGAGCAACGGCAGAATGAAGCGCCCTTGCCTCTGTGTTATTTTCTGTATCGAGTGATCCTCGTACCAGTAACCCTATATCATCCACCGATAGCTGTAATGTGGAATTGGCGTTATTATTACGACTTCTAGCTAACGGTATGTTTTGAAGGTTATGATTTACAGTCAAAACCACATCCCGAAAATCTGTGTTTTCAAAGGCCGAACGTTCGATTATTTCTTCGAACCACCCGCCGATATTTGTTTTCTGATCGTATACAGCGGCATGGCCTTGAATAATCCCGTTCTCTGTCTCGGCCCTTAAATCAGGAAAGGTATATGTCCTTTTTTCACGTAACATAAGACCCGGCAAATTATTCACCATCGTCTTTCACCGCCTTTGTTTTATTCTGCATTTGATATTGGTTTATCAAGTTCACATCAATGTAATTAAGTGATTGAGTTCGACGATCCCCACCCTCTACTGGCGGGTAACCAAGTAAAGCCAACTTTTGATTATCTGACAACAAACCTTGTTCCCCTGCTGTCTTTAATAAATTCAACTTCGCATTGGTACTCAAATACATTACGTCTTTGTGATAAAAGATAATTTCGTTTCCTGTATCAAGCTCACGATCAGTGAACAAAGTTCGAGAAAATGCCTGTCCAAGCCCAATTATCAACGGTTCCAATGTACTCTCGTAAAATGCTTGGTATTGCTCGTCATTGTAATCTCGTGCAAGTATCGCTTGAGATACCCCATACCATTCTTGGACGCTACTTTTCAAAAAGGCCATCGTTTCCTTATCTACAAACTTCGGATCAATGTTCACAGGTAGGAAATCGCCTTTCATGTCCAAAGGTAATAAAGCCGAATCACCGGAATTCAGCATTTTTTCAAATCGTGCCCTTTCTTTCCTTTGTGCTTCATCATCCATCATTGTTGATATTTTGATGATTCCTCGAACGGACATGCTAGTTTTAATTCCTTTTTCCAAACCTTGCAACACAACATCATTGATTTCTAGCACCTTCAGGAGTGCTGAGTTATCTGGCTGCCCATTTAGGCCGCCGCCCATAATGTCATTGACGGAAAACTTCTTTCGGATGTGGATTATATCCGAATATGGAATTGTAAAAGCATCTCCTGATGGGAAATGTAGTTTGACGTATAGTGCTCCCGCTACATCTTCTACAAAATCCACCTGATATGGATTAAGAGGATAGAATCCTGTGTAATATCTGACCGAACCTTGCGAATCCTTTCTGTACTCAAATATTGGATATATGAAGACGTTGTAATTTAAAAAGAGCAGCCACACCATCTTTTCAAGGAAATCTCGAGTCGTCATGACCGGATTAGGTGCAAACTTGAAAAGTCGGTTTAAACTGCTCTTAGGAATCTTTTGCATTCCATCGCTATCGGTTCGAATATGTTTCGGCTGTAATTTACTGATCTCTGTCGCGATAATATCTATGCAGTTCTGGACCACATCTGAAGCATAGATATCTTGTCCAAATTGGGAAAATGTAGGCGTATATCCACCTAGCATTTTAGCCCGAATATACTCTTTTCCCTTGGAAATAAGATTTTTAAAGCTTGCTATTAATGCCAATCTATCACCCCCCGCGCCGAACAAGCTCTAAGAACTCCGTCCGGTTGTCAATGTATATCCGATAGGCGATGATCATCGTAACAGCACCGTCTATTTTTTTGTCTTCCTTCCCCTGAACTCTTACAGGCATAATTTCCATTTTGGAATTCAGCGTTAGGGCCGTGTTTTCCAAGCACCATTTATCTATAGGATGATCATTGTAAATGATCTTGTCACTTTGTAAATCAGCTTCAACTAGTTTCATTGGCTCGGACATGCTACCAAACTCTTGAGCTACACGCACGCAATCAAAACCGTAACCATCCATTTCTTTTGCCCAATAGACAGCAGACCACTTGTCATATCCTGTCTTGTAGACACGAATGCCGTAATCTTTGTATAGGCGTACAAACCAAGCGGTGACTAAACTAAAGTCATTTTCATTACCGGGCGACACCTCGATTAATTCTTGTCGTATCCAGTCTTTAAACGTTGCCTTATCTTCTTTTGATAAGTTGGAAAGCTTGGATTCTGGTATGAAATATTTTTGAAACATGTACTTCTCTGGCCTATCCGGTTTCATGAGTAAGATCCTTGCACTTGCCAAGTCACCAGATTTGGATAAGTCCACGGCGCCAATGGCAAAGCAGTTTCTAAACTCTTCAAGATCGAATGTTTCCTCGTTCTTGATATCATCCGAAGTTAACCAAGCCGTTGCGTTGTTCTGCTTGATATTAAAATCCTTAGAGAGCACAAACACCCGCTTCGATTTACTGCTTTTTGCTTCCTCAACCATCTGACGAAGGAATCGTTTCTTCTTGATTACGCCTAGACCTGGATTCGATTTATACCAAGATTCTTCGTTTTGCCAAACTTCCTGCTCGCTGTCCTGTGTGTAAAGCCAGATTAACCAGCGCTTTCGATCAAGTTCACCATCAAGGACTTGACGTGCCTCTTTCATCCTCTCATCTAAGTAACCATCGTTTATTACTCCCTCAGTGGTTAACTCGCAATATAAAGGTTCGTCCTGCGTAGATAATGCTTGTCTAATCGGCATGATGGAAGTATTGTCTTTTAGCTCATGCACTTCATCGACCGCAGCAACTTTAATATTGCGACCTTCCTTCGCACCTGTCTTCGCCGATATTTTTCGTATATTGCCTTTATTGGCGTAGCTAAACTTCCCTTTCTTCTTCGGCTTTTTGGGATTCCCAAAAAATATACCTTTGATGTTTTTCCTTGTTACTTTAGAAAGTGTCGGGCTTTCTTCGCGCATGGCATCTATAGCCTGGAACATTAAATCCGCTTGTTCGTAGTCGTTGCTTGAGCATAATATTTTTGTACCAGCCTCCCCACAAAAAAACTCCGCAAGATTAATAGCGGAGATGAGAGGTGTCTTTCCATTTTTTCGACCAACCACAAACAAGATGTCTTGATATAACCTGACGTAACGCCCAGCCTCGTCATCATAAATCAGGAAAGAATATATGGATTCGATAAACGCCTTTTGAAACAGTTCCAGCTTAAAAGGTTTGCCAGCGAATGGTGCTTCGAAGTGTCTGCACTGCGTTTCGATAAATTTAATACGCTTGTGGGCTTCCGTATAATCAACCTTTATTTCAGGATTATCATAATGTGACAGAAGCACATCTAGCATAATCATTAATTCTTGGCCGATTATAATATCACCGGATTTGCACTTATTGATATATTCTAAAAGATGCGAATGGGCTAGATAAGCATGCGCTGCTGTTTGACTCATTCAAAATCACTCAGTTCGTCTTCTTCTTCGATGATGGTTTTATTCAATACACCGTGTAAAGTCTTAATGACAACGGAGTACGAATTCAGATTTTTCAAATATTGCTTAGCTGCTTCGGTTGGCTTCTGCAACTCAGGATTGCTAGGATGTATTTTCACCATGCCTGTAACAGATAACACTTTCTTTAGAACATGATTCTCTGCCACCAAGAATGCAGCATCTTCGATCAATCCATCACATAACTTCGCCTTAGATGGTTCGACATCTTGAAATATTTCGCGCAGCTTCGCCAATTCAAGAGCGAACACCTCGCTTTTTTTCAAAGTTCATTCCCTCCAGACGAATTTCAAAATTTTGGCCGTGTGTG